CCCCCTCTGCGCTCCCCCGGGCGGGGGGCGCGGCCCCGTTCCTAGAACGGAGCCCTCCACGCGATCTTGGTGTCGACGGATCGCGGACGTCCAGCACGCTCTAAGTGGCGTTTATCCTCAAAGGGGCTTTCACCCCTCTTGAGATACCACTTAACTAGTGCCCTCGACCCCTCCAGTTTTGAAGGAGGGATCTTGGAACAAGCAACCCATCCCTTGACCAAAGGGATGTGTAGCTTGTCGTCTTCTCGCTCTCCCTCATAAGGGAAGCAGCTCGAATGACGACCTAGAAGAGTTGATGTAGGCTCAACGATTGGAAAGTAGCCCATAAGGCCACGCAATCGCTGGTCAAGCCTCATTGTCGCTTGCCACAAACCAGCCGAGTAAAGCTGGTTGCGGTAGCTAACCAATGAAATCAACTCAGAGGCGTGCTTCGGTGATTGGGGAGGAATACGAGTGACTCGCACGGGTGTTACATCGTGCCCGTCGTAGTAGTCCTTCCCACAAGACTCTCTGAACTTTCCTGTCCAGAAAGACTTGTCTTTATTTACCTTGAGACCAAAAGCCTCAAGATATGAAATCACCGAGCTCACATATTCTACAGGAATGATAATATCATCCCCGTAGACGCGCACCTGGCCCCGAAAGGACTTAATGTCCTCACGGGCTAGACTGCGGTTGAGCTGAGACTGAATCCCGCAGAAGATAATGGTAGTAAATACCATTGCCTCCATAGGGAAACAGACAGCTGAACCCATAGACGCGAACTTGGCCAGAGGGATTACTCCATGACCAGGTACATCAGCCTTTGTGCTCCTTGTAACCTGGATAGCCTCAGAAATATGAGGAAACCTACCCAGGAGGGACACTACATGCTGATTGGAAACCCTATCGGATGCTTCACTCATGTCGAGTGTAGCAAGTCGTTGTTCACGACTCCCAAGCCGGGCCATTTCCCTATTTGGGTCTTGGCGGCTGAATCCGACGAAGCCGTAAGCTACGTTGGATCGCTTATTCTTCGCGATCCGCGGTGCTTCCAGCAACTGGACCATTGCTTCGAGGATGGCCTGCTGCATGAACTGCATGCAGGTTGGCTCGACAGCAATGATCCTTGGGGTTTTCAGCGTTTTAGGTACGGTTATGACCTTAACAGGTCGTTCCGCATCAGGTTCGAGGAAGGTGACATTGTCCAACTCCCGATAGTATCGGTAGTTCGGCAAGACGTTCTCCCCAAAAGGGAAGATCCGTTCGAGTCGATCGGTCCATTCGACCTGGTCGTACTTCTTGTTACCAAGAAGACGATCGGCCGTAGAACCGGGACCATGCTTTGGAGTTAGTTCCCCGTAGTAGACCATCCGGTCTAGTTCGGACAGAACATCACTCCAAAGGAGAACAGACATGGATTCAAACTCAGAAATGAGCTTGGAATCCATTACTCTGTCGTTCTCTCTAACTTCCTGCTCACACTTGATGTACCCATCAATGGCACCTCGTACCCGTGCATCACTGCACGGGAGGAGGATCTTCTTGAACATCAGCGTAAGCTGACGTATCGCGAAGATGGAATCCACATCGGGTTCATCAAGCAACATTGCAGTACCACGGTCGAACACACGATCAAGGAAACCCCCTAGGAATAGAGGGAGACCACCTTTTCTCTTAAATCCGAGAAAAGCGTCGTGATCAACCTTACCTATGTCAAGGCTTCTTTCGAAGTCTTTGGCAAAGGTAGGAAGGGTGATGGTGAGAAACTCATCACCTTCGTGTTCGACACGCCTCTCGAGCTTTTTATAGTCGAGAGTGGTGCTAGTGTGACACCAGGTTGCCAGTTCATCGGCAACCTCTTTCCAAAGGACCATAAGGCTTTTCAACTTGGCCGTCCTATCGGGCAGCTCGAGTTCCATTAGCCTACGATCCCGACTACCCTCTCGCTGCGATTTCGTAGCGATTAACCAGCTCGGACGTACAGTCTGAAGCTGGTCCAACCACAATTGTTAACCCCACAAGGGAGCTAACAACCACGGTTGAGAAGGTAGCGAGTGCTCGCGACAGAGGGGGAAGAAGAGAGTTACTCTTCTTCTTACCCTTAGTTTTCTCCACCCAACAGCTGGGTGGCGCGGGCTCCAGAAGACGCAGTCAGGTATGCCGTAAGGGCATCCACGATCTGCTTAGCCTCTGCAACCGTGTAGCCGGTCTGCGGAAAATCCGTAGCCAGCCAAACGGAACCGGTCAGGCGCACATTTGTGCTAGCCATGAGCGGGTCAGCGGCGATCTTGGAGTGATCAAGGCGGAGCATACGCCGAGCTCGACCCTTCCCGTAGTTGTGGGAAACGGTGAGCTTGACCGTAGTGTCATCCTTCTGGAAGACACCAGAATTCTCCCCCGAAGAAATCCGGGGAAGAGTCTGAGCAACCGCGTTAATCGTAACACTCTGAGGGTCGGCGAAAGCCATGTAGGCAGTCCTTTCAATTGATACTAGGCACGATACCTAGTAACATGGGGTTGCCAGATAGAAACCTGGCTGCTGGTCGGGCCATATGGACCCTTCCAGTTAGATTTAATTCTCGCCACTCTCAGCCTTTGGAAAGACCGAGAGCCACAAGAATGGCAACCTGAGATTGCGTAAGCGACTTCAGGTCGACGCCAAATCCATAAGGTGTTGCCCAAACCCTCTTCTTCCACTCTTCGAGTGTTTGACGAAGGGCCGTAGACCCCGAGTAGGAGCCTACGTAGGTTGTGTCAACAGACTTTGTGTCCATTACATAACCATAGGACATCACCTGGCCGTCTCGCCCCATAGCAGAAATGTTATGGATAACATCTCCGGTGTTGGCGAACCAATCGGCGGCCCAAGACCACGGTGCAATGTTCCAAACGGTTTCAGGGGTTACCTTGAAACCTAACAAGTGATTGGCCATAGATGACCATTCACGGAACTTGCCAAGTTGCGTCTCACTCGTGGGTATGTAGTACTTAAAAGCACCACTAAACCACGTTTGAGAATACACTTGCTCCGTAATGGAGCCCGTGAGGAAGACATTCATGGGCTGTTGCGCATAAAGCGCTCCAGTACCCATGGTAGTACGTCTGTCTTCAGGGAATTCGTACCTGCGGCGAATCTGAGTACCAGAACCTTTACGGTACTGGTTCAGAATCTTCTCTGACTCCTTGACACTTTTGGCAAAGGTCTGGATGTCAGAGAGGAAGGGCTTCCAACCAAATTGAACGTTTAGATACTCGCCACCAGTTTCCCGGTGAAATCGAGCACGTTCTTTAAGATAGGAAGCACCTGTTACCGCAGGAAGACCATCTGAGAGAAGCTCGCCTAAGGCAGTAGCTCCCTCGAATGCTGGACTCGTGGGTTCAACCCTAGCAATAGCGGTTGTTCCCTTAGCATAAAGCTCCGAGTCCGGAACCTGTGAAAATGCTGGTGTATGATTAAACCAGTTCACAGATTGTCCCGGCACAAACTGGCCTTGAAAAAGGCCACCAGAGTATGACCCAGGAATCAATTTCTTGACTCCAGTTCGATGCAGAAGCCATGGGCCTCCAACATCGGAACCCCCCAGAGAGAAAGGGGAGTGGTCGACGTTAATCAGCAGCTCTTCAGTATTGTAATACTGATTTGAGCCACTGCGCCAGCTCTGGAATCCGTTGTCACGGTATTGGTACTTTACAGTACCAACATTAGCCGTGCGACGGATAGCCATGCATATTCCCTTCTTGTAGGATAAATGTGGCAAATACCACACTAGCGCCAGTACCACGCTCTTCACAGAGC